AAGAACATTTCCAGCTAAATGAAGAACCTCTTTTCCTAAAATATTTTGCAACACATTAATAGCAATTCTTTCTTTAGATTCGGGAGCATGACCATACCAATTTTGGATGATGATGGTGCAGCAATCAACTAAAAAGGGGGAGATAGACGCATCATATGAACTGAAATCTCCAGCTAAAAAAACAGTATCTTCAGGTCCAAAAACTAAAAGTTCGTCAATCATATCAGACCAATCAGAATTATAAGGATTGTTTCCTAGATCACATGGACCGCCTAAAGCGCGCCATTTGAGCATGTTAGCATAAAAAGCACCCATATATTTCTTCTCTAACAGGTAGTAACCAAAAGGTTGACTTCCCATAATTCGATATTTAAAAAGCCATTCCATAACACCTTGATCATTGAACATTGCATGTTTATCCATTGGCAACAATTCATCTTTAACGCAATCTACAATCACGTGAGGATAATTTCGAGGAAAGGAATAAGGAAAACAAGAATCTAACTCGGTCATAATCTTAGAAAATGACTCAGTCATATAGTACCTGTTATTCTTCTTATCAAAGACAACACAAGGATGTTTTCCTCTTCCGACTTCCAAATCTTCTTTTCCTCCTTTATTAAGCAATTTATCATATCCTCTAGAAGTAGACAACTCAGGTGGTCTCAAATACTGATTGTCTATGGGAGTGTTCAAACACTCTTCCATTGAATAACTCTTCTTCTCAACTAAATTTGGGATTAGGTCAGAAAAAATAGCAACTACATTTTGCATATCAGCAGGAGCTCCAGGAGGATTTAAACCTTTGTATTTTTTCAAAAGGCCTCCTTCCATTGGAGTAAATTTAATACCATCTTTATAAACTGGTTTCATTCTCGTTGGTTTAACATTACTTACAGCGATAACTCCATTAAAAACAGTAGGTCTTTTAACGGTTTCATTTGGGACTGGACAAGTGAATTGATTTGGCACCATTCCTAAGATATTAATAGTAGGACACTTAGAAAACTCTCCAATTTCAAAGCTTGGTTTATCATTCCAAACATATGGGATGGATGTTTCCTTAACTTGAGCAACAATTTCTTCTTTAAGTAACAAAGAAATCTTTTCTTGAGTAATAAAAACTCCAATTCCTCTTAGGTGAGATCCAGCGGTGTGGATTCCAAACAATTTATTGGTCATAAAAGGATTATTAGCAACATATAATTTGGAACAATCTCCTTTCTTGGTAATTGTGTTAACAGAAAAGGTGTCAATCACTTCTATAGTTTCTTCAACACCAGGCGCAATGTACTGAGGGTAAGATACAGCATACTTGGACATAACATTGGAGACTCTGGTTTCAACACCATTGGGTCCTAGCAAAAAGGCTCCTCCACTGTAAACCATATATCTTTGTTTTTCAGTGATGAAGTGGCGAACAATATCTTTAA